TACCTGTCGCGGTGTTCCCACTGTACGCGGGTCATTTTCCACGCGTAACGCCACCGCGAACTGAACCAGTCGGCATACTCGCCGCTTCTGACAGCCTGCTCTTTCAGCTTTGGTTTCCATTCCATAAAAGCCATTACGTCATCGTAATCATGCAGCAGGTAATAGAAAAACCATCTAATCATTCTCCAGATAACCATCCTATCCCTCCTTTCAAGGCATTTTCCGCAAAACTTTTGCGGCAGACCTTGTCAGATTTTAACTTTCATTTTGCATTCTGACAAGCTCCAAAAATCCCCGCAAGCCGCCATTTTACGGCATTTCTTAACTTGCCGGTAACTTGCATAATCAACCATCTGTAGGGGACGGCCCCCGGACGTCCCGCCTTTTCGGTTGGGAGTTGGTTGGGGGTTGGTTGGGAGTTGTACTATCGCCGGAAAAAGTTGTACCATCATCCGGAAAAGTTGTTTGATCCGGTTGTTTGATGAAAGTATCCGCGTACTCCTTCCAGAAGGAACATCTGCAATTGATATTCGGTTTATCGTCCATCCCATCCACCTCCCCTCAGGCATAATAAAAACCGCCTTGTTTAAGGGCGGTTTGGTTTATTCGGTTATTGTTAATACCACATTACTACTCGCTCGGAAGGCAAAGATTCTCTTTTGCCTGACTGAAGTTCTTCTAAGCATCTTATTAAACCGTTAGCTGCCATTCTTGCATAGTATGAGCCGTATTCATCAATGATTTCGGCTTGATAGTCATGAGTGCCAACATTCAAGGCTATTTTTGCTTTTATACCACTGCTTTCGGGAGTGTAGTATGCCTCAATTTCATCTTCATTCATTTTTATTTCGGTTAATTTCAGCATAATAATCTTTTGCCTCCTTACTGTAGTTATATCGTTCTTCGGTAATTCTATGTGCTTCATCTTGTGAATAGCCTTGTTGCATTAGTTCTTGTTCCATCTTTTCATGATTCAAGAGGGTAATATCATGTGGAAGAATATTTCTCCCGTCAATTAATCTCTGCCACGACTGAGACATTATATAACTTGGATAGAAATAATCCGGCTGTCCATCGCCCAAATCGTGCTTTTCAAGAAAGACAAAGCTCTTTATCGACCGAATCAAATCCTCATCGAAACCTGTGTTTTCGGCTATACGTTGAACATCAGTGGTCATTTTTCGGACAGCTTCATAATAACGATCTGCGTGTTTCTGCGCTTCTATACTGTCAGGGTTTAACCCGCCACTTATCCCGCCTGAATACATTTTACCACCGTTCGACTGATATTTCAATCCTTCACGCAAAATTTCTTTCGGGTCTCCGTTCGGATTCCCGCCGCCGTACTTGTCATACCACTCGTCGAGCAGCTCGTCCGGTTCTCCGGAAGCCCACGCGCCGATCCGCGCGCCGATGTTTTCCAGCGAATCAGGAATCACCGCCCACTGCACGCAAAGGCACTGCGGATGCGGCACCGGAATCTCCTCCGGCGGGAAATTCCCCAGTCCAAGCCCCTCGTCGTGCTCGGCGTAATCGTCGCACTCGTCGGGACCGAAGGGGATCACCTGCCGCTCGTCGTGCGCGTTGGAAAGGTCCCAGTGCATCGCGGTGACAAAGGGATTCTCGGTGCAGACCTTCACATTGTCGAGGAAGTAGGCGTGGTTGATGGACGTCCGCGCCAGGCGCTGGGCGTTGAAGTCCACCTTCTTCCCGCTGAGATCGGGGTAAACCTTCCCCCAGTCAAAGTCGCGTTTCGCCGGCGGCTTCACATACTGCTCCAGATCGGCGGCAAGCTCGGCGACGGACTTTTTCTCGGCAATGCCACGGTTGACGATGTAGCCGACGTCCTTTTCAAAGCCCTGCGCAACCCGCCAGATTCTTTCCGACAGTCCCTTCCTATCCCGGTAAAAGCTGCCGTCAAGCAAGCCAGCCAGCACATTGTCCGGCGTGGCGGCGAAAGCGTCGCGGAAGGACTGCCCGCCGACCGCCTCCCACCACTGCCCCATAGCGGAGGCGGGAAGCTCGGCGGAGCGTTTCAAGCCCTGTAAGGTAACGTCATAAAGACCTGCTTCCAGCTCCTTCACACGCTGCTCAAGACTGCGGGCATACTCCGAAGCCCACCGTTCGGAGAGCGACCCCTTCCGGGCGGAAGCGGCACGCGCGGCAAGATCAGCAGCAGCATCCCGATAAAGCGCGGCAATCTCCTTCGAGACCTTTGCGATGTTCCCCAGATGTTCCCGCCGTGCCGCCCAAAAAAGCGGCAGATATTCCTCACTCGCCATGCAATCACCTTCTCCGAGTGAAGAGTGGGGAGTGAGAAGTGGGAAGAATCATTTTACTCCTCACTCCCCACTTCCCACTTCCCACTTCTCACTTGTTATCGCGGCATCAAAAGAATCAGAAAACAAGCTTTCTTCCTTCTTGATCTGAAGCAGTTCCGCGTCCGCGTCAGGCGCAACGCCCCATTTCTTCATGTAGCTCAAGCGGGAGCGCAACTGGTGGGCGACCTCCTGCTGGTCGTTTGCCATCTCGTCAAAATCATCTTCCAGGATGGGATAAAGATGCTCCACGTGTACCGCGATGTCTTCGGGATAGGAAAGCCCCTGATACGCCGCCGCCATTTTGAGCACGGTCATCCCCAGCCATTCGAGCGCCGGCTCCCAGCTTGCCCACTTGTCCTCGCAGCGGGTGATGAGTTCCCAATAGAGCGCCTTCATGCTCTTGCCGGACTGCATCAGCCCCTTGAGCTGCTCAAGGCTGACGTTCGGCACACTCAGCAGGTCAAACATATCGTTCTTCGTGCGGTTGATCGCCGCTTCAAAGCGTTCGGAATAGCTGAAGGAGGATTCCAGCTTGTCAAGCTTCGCCTGCCCGGTCTGTGCCGCCGGGTCGGTCTGAAGGTCGACCAGCGCCCCGGGAGAAATCCGCATAGCTTCCAGCGACTCGGCCTTGACGTCGGTGGCCACCATCTGCGGGAACATATTGAATTTCAGCGCGTCCGCGTCGTCGGAATTCAGGTGATTGTAGGCGTTCTGCAGGTCGATCAGCTCTTCCACATCGCTCTCGCCCATCAGATCGCCGGTCAGGCCGTCGTTGATCACCACATAGCAGGGGATGAAATCCAGTCCCGTATCCACGTCCTGCCCGCCTTCCAATAGCCTGCCGTATCCGTCATAAAGCCCCTCGTTGAGAAGGCATTTTCCGTCCGAGAGAAAATACTTCTGCTTCCAGACGCGCTGATCCTCCCGAAGGGGCTCGTTGTTGGTCTGGTAGAAGAAGATAATCTTGCTGAGCGTGTCGCAGTCGTCGTCCATCGTGGAGTAGACGAATTCAAACGAAGGCCGGAAGGAAACGCGGATGTCGGAATCCTGTCCGCCGGAGACCTTGATTGCGATCCGCTTGCCGATGAAGCAGTCGCGTCCCGCCTGAATGAGCTTGTTCTTGAATCCGGAGCGGCGCAGCGCACCGTCGAGCACAGACTGCGCCTCGTCCACTGCGCCGGTGTCACCACTCGCGGAAGTGAACGTCAGCTCCGGCGTGCGCCCGAACATAAAGCCGGCCTCGCGCTTGATGAGCTTTTTAACGAGATTGACGCGCTTCTTGGTCGGCCTGTAATCCAGTCCGGGAGGGACGGGCCAGTCCTGCCCCTTGCCGTCGTAGAAGTCATATAGTTTTATCGTCCGGCCGATGTCCCGCAGCACGGCCGAGCCATACAACCCGCCCAGCTCCGCCATAAGCATCTGCATAGGAGTCATGTTCAAATTCTCACCTCTATATTTCAGCGCGTCAGCGCTCATTTTCTATTATCTATTCGTTATTCACTATTATCTATTCTCTTAGCTCAGCTCTGCTGAGCGCTTCACCTCGCCCCGCGTCCGGAGACGGAAGGTCTGACCGAGCCGTGGGCGATAATGTCGTAATATACGCCGTAGCGCATGGCGTCGCAGCAGTGGTCGTTTTCCTTGACGGGTCTGTCCTCGCCGGTCTTCTGCGCGTGTTTCGCGTCCCAGACGTAGGATGGAATCTCCCGCAGCGTCATCGGGCAGGCAGGGGAGAAGGTCAGCCGCCGCTGCCCGATTTCGAGCGAAACGGCGGAAATTCCGTCGAGCACGGCATTCTTCGCGGGGATGATATGCAAAAATCCGTCGTGCCGCAGCCGGGTGATAAAGGAGCTGGCGGAAGGGTCAATGATAATGGGAATATCCCTGCGCCCGTTGCAGAAGCGGAGCATTTCTGCGGCATACTGCGCGTCGTCCTTCTGAACTGCCGTGCCGGCATCCGTCCCCCTGCCGGAGTGGTAATACTCGCGGTCGATGTGGTGCCGGATACCGTCCCCGGCGCCGGTCGCGAAGAAGTGCAGGAAGACGCAGGGGTTGAAGGTGCCGTAGTCCACGGCGATAAATTCTCTGGAAGGCTCAAAGTCCGGCTTCTCCCGCACATTCTCCTCGCGGTCGAACATCGCGTAAATCACGCCGTCGGCGGCCGCCCATTGCCCAAGGATAAAGCGCCGGGCAAAGACCCCGGTGTACATATTCCGGTATTTTTCCAGCGTCCGCGGGGAGAGCGTGAGATTGTCGGTCATGAGAAAGTGCAGATTCATCTCGCCTCACCTTCTCGGGACTGAATAAAAAAGGGTATAAAAAAAGCAGCCGTCAGGCCGCGGATTTATTAAATCAAAAGGATTAATAGATGACATTGCCCCCGGACCAAAGCGCCCCGGCTGTTCCGCTGCTTCGGAAGCATCCGGGGCGTTTTGGTGCAAAGAGTATAGGAGGTAAACCACAAGTGCCAAGCACGTCATAGTCATGAAAAAAGGATGGGTGGGCGGCGGTAAAATCCCGAGGCTCCAAATGGAGAAAAAGCCAAGGGCAAAACCCGCCGCCCGGAGTTCAGATAAGAGTATCTCAAAGGGCACGTCATAGTCAATTTGAGAGCGCATCATCGCGCTCGATTTCCATGATAGTATTATAACCTGAATCCGTGAAATTCAAGCGAAGCAGAACTGTCTGGTGAGTGCGAGAAAAGCGATGGAACAAATCGGTTTTCTTCCGGAGTATAAAGGCATTGTGGAACATGATTTCTGGCAATCGTATTTCATAGCAACCGAAGCGGAACACGCTATGTGCTGCGCTCATTTTTTGCGTGAGCTTACAGGCATTTTCGAGAATCATCCGGAGCAGGTGTGGGCGCGCGAGATGTATGACCAGTTGCTTGCCATGCACCAGGCGGCTGATTTCTACAATCAGCATCCGGAACTTACATCACGCCAGCATTACATGGAATGCCTGAAAGTGCATTATGATGAGATTCTCGAAAGGGGCGTGCGGCAAAATCCCATTCCGGAGAAGGAAAAGGGAAAACGAGGAAAACCGAAGAAAGGCACCATTCGCGCCTTGATTGATCGCCTTATTGAACACAAGGGAGACGTCTGCCGTTTTGCAGATAATCCCCTCGTTCCGTTTACCAACAATCAGGCGGAACGTGATCTCCGTATGATCAAAATGAAAAACAAGGTAATTGGCACGTTTCGTTCCGAGCAAGGCGCTAAAGATTTCCTCATCCTCAAGTTCTTTACTTCTACCGCAGTCAAAAATGGGTTTACTGCTTTTGAAGCGCTGCGCTCTCTTCTTTATGGGCGTTTTTCCCTGGTTTCTGAATAGTTACCTTTTCATTACACTCAGTCCTCCTTCAACGGCACCCAGATACCGCTTTCATAATCCGGCGACTGCGGGTCGCCCGCTGAGTAAACTTCCAGCGTTGCCATATCGTTCGCCTTACGCTTTATTCCTTCTGTGGGAAACCATTCCTGCCAGA